CAGGCTATCGGCCTGAGTGCCCAGGCCGGGCGAGGTCGGGTCCTGCTGCTGGCCCTGGCGCAGCATCTGCAGGAACGGGCCGGGCGGCGGACCGGGCGGCCCCTGCTGCTGGGCAGGGCCGGGTCCACTCTGCGCTGCGCTCGTTTCTCTTAATCCGGGCGGCAGCGGCGGCTGTCCGCTGTCTAAGAATGCCATCGGTTTCTTTGCTTCTTTTTAGAAGTCTTGTTTTTCTTGGGACAATTTCTATCGCTTGAACCTCAATGCGGCAAGTAGGCGGCCATCGCCGAGGCGATTGCCGTGGCGACAATGAAGCCGAGCGCCGCGATCGAGTGCATGGTAGCGCCTCGCCGTCCGCCGCCGCCGCCCTGGCGACGCTGCCCGATGCCGGCGAGATCGCGCGCCAGATCCTCCTGGTGCTGCTGCTGGGCCTGCTGCGCCTGCGCCCGTTCCTTCTTCTTCAACTGCGAAAGCAGGTAGCCGGTGTTCGGCGGATGCGTCATGTGCAGCACCTCCTCCGGTCCGACCGCGCCGACGCGGGCGAGCATCATCGCCTGCTGCATGGCGTCCTCCTTGAACGCCGGCGAGGCCGAGTGGCTGTCCACCTGCACCTGGAAGTTCGATGGCAGGTTCTTAAGCAGGAATTGCACGCCGGATTCGGTCTTGTAGTAGGTCGGGTCGCCGTCCTGCATCAATCGGAAGCAGAGGTAGGCGTATTCGGTGAATTGGCGTTCAATTCGAGCAGCTTGATCGATAAGTCGCGGGCTACTCGTGCGCACCAGAGTTTGCGCATGGACGCCAGCTCGCACTCCGGGCTCGCCCTGGCCGCCCATGACCGGCGTGAAGCCCGACGCCTCGTCCCACATCTTCCAGATGAATTCCAACTCTTCCAGATAGCCTTGAGGCGGCGCCTCCATGAGCGAAGTGGATTTCGCATTCGGGTTCGGATCGTTGATGAAGCCGCCCTCGCTGATGATCTTGTAGTAGGCTTCCTCGGTGACGGAGGTAAAACCGGAGAACACCTTCGGCGCCGCGGCGTTGCGGTCCCACATCACCTTGATGTCGCGCAGCCGCTTGTTGGTCAGGTCTTGGAGCATCTGCACGTCGGCGACCGCGGACCGGCCCCAGAAATAACCGGGCGTCGGCTTGGTCTGGACCTTCACGAACGGGCAGCGGCCGGGAACGCGGCCGAGGTTTTTGCGCTCGTTCTCGCCGTAGATCAGTATATCCGGGTAAATAAGTCGCAGAGTAACCCAGTCGCGCGTTTCCGCGTCCTTGACCCAGAGTTCGCAGAGGCGAACCGTCTTGCTAATTCGTCTTTGAGGGCGCCAGGGAGACGGTATTGGAAAGACGTTGACAATTCCCGCTGCCGCCGGGTTGTTGCCGTCGAAATCGCCAACAGGCTGCAGCCCGCCGACAACGAGCTGGTGGAAATAGGTCGGTTCCTCTTCATCGCGCTCGCTCTGCCTCGCTTCCATGATGCGCTGGAAAATCTCGTCGCGGCGCGGATGGCCCTCCTCGTCGAGCATCGCCATCAGCCGCGAAATCGTCGGGAAACTGACGTGGCAGACCGCCTCCTGGTCCTCGAGCGACAAGGTCGATTCCGACAGCACGCCGAAATTCTGCGGATGCACCGCCTGGCAGCGGAAGCCGAAACCGGCCGGCAGCACTTTGAGGATGGAGCAGCCGTTGACCAGCGCCCACGTCACCGCCTCGCCGAACAGGATGTCGCTGTCGGTTTCGCGCATGTCCGCGGACAGCTTTTCCGAGACGAGCTCGCCGCGGTCGAGGACGTCGGGCGGCTCCTCGCTGTCGAACACGACCTGGAAGCGGACGTCGGAGGGCGTGAACAGGAAGCCGGAAGTTCGCTCAACGAAAGGCATGACCTTATTGTGCAGGGCGGCCCGATTATCGTAACTGCCCATGTAGAAATACTGGCTCGCGCGCGTGTAGACGCCCGCGCGCTCCTCGGCCGACGCCATCATTTCATCGACGAGTTCGCACGCCCACTCTTGGACGTTCTTCGGTATCCGCAGCATCGTTCTTCTTCTTGTTATGGCGACGGATAAAGTCGTCTATCTCGCGGTCGATCTCTGCCTGCAGTTTCTGCAGGTCAAGCTCCTTGATCCTCGGCGTGTATTTGGTGGTCACCAAACGCGAGCGCTCTTCTTTTTCGATTGTTCGATGAGGTCCGGCTGCTCACCAGACTTCAGCATACCTTGCAAAATATCCAAGCCGTTCCCGCTCGGACCGTCCGCGTATCGCGTGGTGCGCTGCTGCTTCCCGAGTGCGGCGGCCTGCTGCAGCGCCGCCTGTGTGGCACCCCAGGCCGACGATCCGACGCCCGGCGTGGTGTCCTTGTATTTGACCTTGTTGCGTCCGCCTTGCCCGTCGAGCTGCAGGTCCGCCACGCCGTAGTCGTTTTTGATGCTCTCGTCGCGCTTCTTTATCTCGGCGTGGACGCGGGCGCTGAGATCGCCGCGGATCGCCACCGGCTTGAACTCCTGCGCCATCTTGCGGGCGTGGCAAGCCGGGCACTTCGGCGCCGGCGCATCGTAGTTGCCGTTCTCGATCGTGACGTTGATGAAGGTGCCGCATTTCTTGCAGGCATATGTGCGAACTATCGGCATCTAGAACGTCCCTGCTCTCGACTTGTAGCTTTCTTTCTGGTTCATCCGGTCCATCTGCCGCATGTAGGCCATCTTCAGCACCGCGGCAGGCCCCTTGGGCGGCGCCTCCTCGTGGACGCTGCGCCACGTCATGCCGCGAGCCAGCAGGCTGCCGCGGATGCCGCCCTCCCTGGCCCAGGCGTGGTGCGCGAGGCACGCCGCCATGACGCGGTTGTCGCCCATGCCGGTGTCGGGTCCGGCGGCGAGGTAGCCGTCGTCGTCGACGATGGCCTGCATCTCCTCGAGCAACATCGAGGAGCGCACGTCCAATACGATGTTCCTCGGCTCTTTCTCCCGCACGGAATCGCGAAACTCGGAAAAGATCATTTCCTTGTTGTCGGCGTTGGTCTTGAAATTCGTCACGTTGCCCATTCCGCTCATGGTGTCGGGCCGCTTCCACAGAAACCAGCGCACCGTGCCGATCATTTCCAGGATGCGGTCGTCGCTCGACGCCGGCTGCAGAAAGCCGCGCTCGGCCAGAAGCCGCAGGTTGCGGACCTCCGACATCACCGCGTAGCCGATGCCGGTGACCTCGAGATTGGCCACCGGCGGGGTGACGCCGAAATCGCGGTAGGCGCCGCACAGGTGGCAAAGTACCCACGCCAGTTGGTAGCTGAACGGCTTGTTGGTGCAGAATTCGGCGACCTGGACGAAGCGGTCAGCGTAGCAGCGGAAGACCTCGATGCAGTGGTCGTCGGCCTCGCCGCCGCCGCCGCCGGAAGGGTCGATGCCGATGGCATAGATGCCTTTCGGGTCGGGCGGCTCCCAGACCTTCAGTTGCGCGTCGTCGGGGTTCGTCGTCTGCTCGATGCGGCTTTCGAGGAAGTCCTCCTCGAACAGGTATTTGTAGCCCTGGTAGGGCATGCCGTCGCCGAGCTGCTGGGCGATCTCGAGGGTGCGCCGGGCGGGGAAGAACGCCGATCCTGACGATATGAACGCCTCGGTTTCGGTCCACGGGTAGTGGCGCAGCATCGCCTCCTCGGCGGTGAACTGGCTCTCGCGCCGCCACCAGGCGATCTGCTCGGGCCGCACCGTGACGCGATAGTTCTGGAAGACGTATTGGCTGCGCTTTATTTCGTCGGCGGTGAAGGCGAAGCGGCCGCGCTCGTCGGAACCCATGTAGGTCTGGAAGTCGGCGTCATCCCTTGGGATTGAATAGACGGGATTGCTCCAAAAACCGAGAAAGCAGGCGCGCATATGCGGATCGACTTTCGCCCGCCGCCACATCTTCTCCCACCAGTTCAACCCGTTGGCGATGCTCTCCCACATATAAAGTCTGTTTGGGTTTTGCCGGGCCAAGCTCGCTTTCAACGATTCGACGCCCCCTGCGCTCTTCCATTGTCCGCACTCCGTCATGTGGCACATATTAAGCGCGCGAGACGCGCCCAGATCAGGATTGCTAGCAGCCGCAAGTAGATCAATGACACTGCGGTTTGCGAACGCAAGGCCGTTGCGATTGTTCTGTATGATTTGGTGGTCTTGACCTCGCCACTCGCGAGGTAGCGTTTCAAGTAAACTCGCAAATATTCGACGTAAACGTTCCAGATTATCCGTCCTGTCAGCGATGATCGCCCCTTGCGTTCCAGGGTTTGCCAGAGCCCAAAATAGTTCAATAACCGAACAGACGGTGGTCGCGGCCACCTGGCGCGACTTGAGAATAACGAACTCATGGACATCGTTCTCCAATCCGTCGCAGACCATATCGATGATCATGCGCTGGCTGGGCCACGGCTCGACGTGCGTTCGACCTTCCTCTTTGGTGTCGATCCGCACCGCACTGAGCAGATTGTAAATTCCCTCGCGCAGCGTCGGCACTATTTAGCTCCGCTGGTAATGTACTGGCGCACTCGATTCCATATTTGTTTCTGCTCCGGGGTCCAATCGCGCCCGACGCCGTTAGGATCCCAAAAACCAGATCCGAAGTACTGTGGTAATTCGGAAATCGTGAACCACTTCTCGAAGTTTCGGCCCTCCGTCTCACCGCCTTGCCCCATCACATCCTTGCCAAGTTCAGATTTGTAGCGCTGTCGCATTCGCGCCATCTGCTCAGGGTTGTTTCTCACCGATTGCTCGAATTGGCCGTACATTGCCTTAAGCTGCGGATCCAAGTTTCGGATGCCGTGAATGATAGCGTCACCGGCAATCATGTCGGGTTCGATGTTGGTGTCGTAAATTTCGACACCGTATTTGTTGGGGTCCATACCAGCGTTTGCAGCATCCTCGCCGGGACTCCACGTCTCTAGATGGGTGTGCGGTCCTTTGGGGGTGTATTTGTAATTCAGGTTATTGTTGTACCGCTGAAGAATCGGGTATTTCTGCTTGGCCGCGTCAATCATGTTCTGCGGATAGCCGAGTTGACTTGCTTGACGCAGTTGGGACTGCTGCCGCAGCCACTGCGTTCCCGGCGGCAACCCGGTGGGTGGCGGAATGAAATTCGGTGGCGGCAGATAGCCCTGTGGCGGCGGCACGTCCTCGGTCAGCGGCTGGTCGTATGTCGTGCGCGCCATCGCTCACCTCGGCCGCCGCGGCAGCAACATCACGATGAAAAGGACGACAAGTCCGGCGAGAGCGACGGCCATGATGCAGTCCGTCTCGGTCACGCCGGCGGCTGCGCGGCGTTGAGCGGAAAGTTGTCCACGCCGCGCCTCGCCCACTTGGAGGACAGGTAGAGCGCGCCGGGACCGTTGAAGAGCTCGGGGAAGAAATCGAACACCGTCGCGCGCGGGCGGGGCTGGAAGTCCCAGACCGGATGCATCGGCAGCTTGGGCTCGTCGGGCATTGCGTCACCGTGCGAAAAGACTATTGTCGGTCGCGCCGCTGACGCAGCGGCTACTCCTATGTTCGCAGGGAGATCTACTCGGCCCGTGGGGACTATCGCCCCGCGGGCCGTTTTTGTTTTGCCGGCTTGCGGCGTTTCACCCGCAATGTCGCGCGGAGCTTGGCGCCGGAAGGACGGGAACGCCGCCTTGTTATTCGGCCCGTGCCGGCGCGGCTGCCGGTAGTGCAACACCTTCCAGAAACGAGAATGGCCGGGTCCCTTGCGAGGCCCGGCCACTAACGGCTAACTGGTGTACGCGTTGACTTGGTGCTCTGCGCCGTAACGCTGATCCGCTCTGTGAGAAAACTACAGGCGCAGGGCACAAGTCAAGAGCCCGAAGAGCGAAACAAACCGGGGTATTGCTCCACTGGCATGGTTTGCGAAGGGACGTAAGCGAAGAGAACGTCTCAAACACCAACAAAGCTCGGTGGCGAGCAAAGGCCCTCTGGTCGGTATGTACCCACGTTTTTTGGAGCGTGCCCCGACCGGAAGTTTTCGCCGCAAAGGGCCGCGGCGAAAGCACAGTCCGTCTTACCAAGACGCCGAATACCGGGCTTTCACGCTCCGGGGGTAGGGGGCTTATTGGCCATCTGTCGAAGCGCAGCCTCGACGATGAGTGCGCGTTCCCTGTAGTGGAAGCGATCTCTGCATTTGGCAGAGCAGAACCTCTGAAACGGCCTGTACTCGAGGTACTCTTGACCGCATTGCACGCAAATTTTGCTTGCGCGCTCTTTCGGTTTTCGGCGCTTTCGCACGCGAACCATCATTGTCCTCCTACCCTCGCATATAGTCCCGGTACGGTTGGCCCTTGAGCGGCATGGCGGTGTCTCCTGTTAATCCGTCCTGTTAATCCGCGTGCCGTTACCGTCACGTTACCGGGCTTCCGCCGCCGCCCGGT